GGGCTGGACATTGTGATGTATGCGCCAAGCATTGTGCTGACGAATGATGTCCCTCGCCCAGAGCGACGGGCCGGAGAGGATTATGATGATGAGTGATCCAAGCGACGAGATGATTGAGGCTGGACGAATGGTCTTGGTTGATACGACTGGCCATGGGTATGGGCCGGAGTTGGTGCGCGCTGTGTGGGAGGCGATGCGAGATGCTGAGGCCGATATACGGGCTGATGAGCGTGAGAGGCTGGCGAAGCTGGCTGATGCGGAGAGCGCAGACGAGGCCACATATGAGGGTATAGCCAGAATCGAATGGGGCTGGTTTGACATAGCCGAGTGGCTCCGCTCTCAGGGAGGTGAGTGATATGGCTGGATTTACGGCTGTTAAGGTGCCGCTGGGCCGGTTGGTTCTGTTTGGCAGATTTGGTTTGCAGGTGGACGTCTATGACCGCGAGCAGGTGCCGTCGAAGTTTAGGCTGAGGGTGTTGCGCTGGCTGTTTTGGCACGCTGAGTATGTTCCCAATGAGCGATACGAGAAAGAAACACAGGCGGCCATTGAGGAGGGGCTTCGGCAGGAGGTCGCTCGCATGGATAAGGAACGGGACAAGTAAGAACTCCGCAAACTTGATAGCAAGACAGGGGCGTGCCTTCGGGTGCGCCCCTTTTTTTGTCTTGAATTTGCGCGGTAGCGTTAGGGATTGGGGGATGGGCGACGTGCGCGTACGACCGTTGTGCCAGAGGGGGAGGACCAAGGGTCGATGTAGGAGGCAGAGGTGCGCGGGTCTTGTCTTGGATCGTAGTTGGGGGGCAGGGGCAGGCGGTCGATGAAGGGTTGGTTGTAGGCGTCGAGGGCCGAGCGTATGCGCGCGAACTCGCCGGAGCGAGAGGGGTCGATGGGGTCGCCGCCGTAGCCGTTTGGGTAGTTGGAGAAGCGCTGGGAGCCGTCGCCCTCTGTGCCAGTGAGCATGGAGTTGATTGAGTCGACACGGAAATCTCGGTCGCCAGTGGACGGGTTGTTGACGATGTCTTGGAGGGACGCAAAAAGTTCGTCGGCGAAGGAGTTGGGCGTGAAGGTGCCGGGTCCGTAGGACGTGAAGTTAGCGGCGCGAAGCGCGTCTTCTACGGGGCCGAAGGCCTCGGGGTTCTCGGCGTCTAGGTGGTTGCCAGCTTGGTGCTGGTGTTCATGTTGATCTGTCTTGTCGGCGTCCATTGAGCCGGGGTCCGTTAGGGCCTCGATGATGCCGCCGCCGTCTTGGGTGGAGGCGAGGGGGCGAGGGGTGGACCTGCGTGGATCAGCCAGACGGGTGATGCGAGGGTCGGCGAAAAGGTTTTCGAGGCTGTTCATGCCGGGCATGTTTGATGTGGAGCTTGCGCGCCCGGCGACTGGGCCGCGTACGCCGTCGAGATAGTAGCGGTCGACGCTCTCGGCTGGGAAGTTGCGGTAGCCATACATGGCGGCGAAGTTGCCAGAGGAGCGGGCTGCGGCGGAGCGGTCAGCGAACGCTGAGGCCGCGCCACTTTCGGGGGAGATTTGCGCTTGGAGCCATTGGTCGAGGATGGCTTGCGAGAAGGGTTGGGGGCGGCGTGCTGGGGCTGGGACGTGGGATGTGTATGCCGCGTCTTGCGAGGGGGTGCGCGGGATGGGCGAGGATGGAAAGTCTTGGAGCATGGGTAATTTATGGGGAGTGGATGGGGGCGTGTCGTCCTAGTCGGGAGGGGGGCGGCGCTTGCTGGCTGTCTTGCGGCCAGAGATGGGGGAGCGGTTCTTTTGTCGCTTGAGTTCGACGGCGGAGATGGGCGTGCCGTTGGGGTTTTGCCAGTTCTTTTGGGTCGCAATGTGTCGGACCATCTGGCCATGGGAGAGGGGCATCTCGGCAGGGAGGATCGTGCAAATTGTTGAGGGCTGGGCGATACAGAAGGTTAGTTCGGGGGTTCGGAAGATGGAGGCGCCCGCGCGAACGGCGGCTTTCACTTCGGGCGTGAGGATGTGGTTGATGATGTCTTTGGTGGTGAGGGGTGTGCCAGAGAGGACATGGGTGATGATGAAGATTTCGGGGGCTTCGGTGGCGTGGGGGTGGCTCGCCAAGTAGAGGGCTGTGGCCTCGGCGACCTCGTCTTCGAAACCACAGCAGCGTTCGAGGTAGCGAACGATGGCGTGGGCAGAGACGAAGACACGGCGGGCCGGATCATTCTGGCAATCGGTAGTCACAGGATGCCCTCCAGAGTTAAGTGAGATTTGTAGAGGCGCAGGAAATCGTCGAGGCGGAGCAGGACGTAGGATTGGCCAGTGGACATGCGGTTACGTCGATTGATGACGACGCCCATGTCTTGGGTTTGAGTTTGGATAATGTTGCGCTCGGCTTGAGCCATGGCGGCAGGGAATGAAAGTTTCTCGACGCGCTTGGCTTCGATGAATAGGTCGGGGGGGCCAATCAAGTCGGCACCGCCAGACAGGATACCGACTACGCCACCACCTGAGAGGGGTGCGCGGGAGCAAAGTTCGCGGCCAAGGTACTCGTTGATGTAGGCCGCGAGTTCGCGCTCGAAGTTGTCGCCTTTGGCTTTTTGTGGATTGGCCATGGGTGGTTACTCCGGGGTGTGGGTTGGTGGATCGACATAGGTGAAGGCGAAGTCGGTGCTGTCGTCATAGTCGGGCTTGGAGGCGTCGAGGAGTTCGTTGATTAGGGCTACGTTGGGGAGCCAGTAGAGGTTGGCGGCACGATTATCGCCGCGCTCGCCGTTGTGATGACCGACACGATCCAACTCCATCTCTCCGACTGGCGGCAGGAAATGCTGCGCGACGAGGCGGTGGATGTAGAGAAGGTTGCGCGGTGAGCCACCGGGGCGAGAGAGACGGACACGCCGGTAGTCTGAGGGCATTGATGAGCCGCGCAGAATGTATGGGTAGAGGCGCTTGTCGTGAGGGGTGGAGGCAAGGCGCTTGTGGGATGGAGGCGTGAGGCGACGGATGCGTCCTTCGCTGGACACTTCGTAGTCGGAGTACCCCTTGATGGGCACCCAGCGTTCGCCGGGAATTATTTTTGGGGGGAGGTGATCGGTCATGTTTCTTCGTAGCCGTTCTTCTTTCGGCAACTGGAACACATGAACCAATTGCGGGGACGGGTTTCAGGTTTGGAGCAGAGGATGCAGGGGCGGGTCCACTTGGGGTGCTTGAGGGCGGCGGTGTATTTGGCTGCTTCAAATTCTTGGAGGCCCTCGCGGGCGAGGATGCGTTTGAGGGTGTCGACATGGCAGCCAAGCTTGGAGGCCATGGCCGTGTAGGTGCTGCGTGAGTGGTTGGCTTTGAGCCACTCGATGTTCTCTGCGCTGACGACAACGTACCGGGGCATGAACAGCGACCACGCAGTTAGGGTTGGTGTTCGTGTGAGTATGGCATGCGTTAGGTGTTACTCCAATACCTAACGCGTTGGGTGGGGTGTCTTTTTTGAGGGGGCGGAGTGACAATCCAACCGCTCCGGGGGAGCGGTTGGAAACGCTTGCGTAGACTACGGAAATTCCAAGCAGGCCCCCCCCCAAAGGGGGTCTGCTGACCTGCGCATTGGTGCTTGGGTTGGGGGCTTGAGCTGCAAAAAGGTGTCACACCCTCGTTGACTTTTGGCGCGAACCTTATTAATCTCGCCGACGAGTTGGTGACATGAAATGAAGTTTCAGGTCGCCACCCCCGACGCCCCTTGGGGGGGCTATGGGGGCGGCTGACGCAGTCAGTTGACGAGGCCTCTCGCGTAGCCGGAGAAAGCGCTGCTTTCGTAGAGCTACTCGTAGGCGAGACTAAGGTGACACGCCTCTCTCAAATAATCCGAGATTTTTCAGGACTTTAGACATGACGAAGCGACGCGGCTCGGAAGCCGAGCGTGCACGGATAATCGCATACAACAGAGCGCGCGACCCGGAGGTCGCGGCGCTCGTTGATGATGTTCGAAAGTATTTTCCGGGGGCGGTGCTGACCGCTGTTAGGCGGAAAGGCCCAGCCATTCCCGCACCGCCCAAAGAGGACGGCCAAGCTTGAGTGAGATGGCCTCGGGCGTCATGCCGCCAGACAGGGACATCCACTTGGCTCGCTGCTTGGTCGACGAATTGGAAACCATTGTCCGAGCGCCAGTCGTATTGTTCTGTGCGAAGCCGATCCACTGGACACGGTCATGCGTCTCTGTCCACTCGCGCACTTTCCCGTACCGCACTTCCATCACCATGTAGAGCGTGAAGCCCGGATCGTTTTTCTCCAGCTTGTCTTGGAGCTGTGGCCAGATGGGGTTCTCATAGTCGTCATCGAACAGGGCCGCATTGTTTTGGGCTGTGTCCTTGTCGGTGAAGACCTGAGTAATTCTGATCTGAGTTTCCAAGACAGTGAGCTGGTTGGTTGAGCCTGCCTCTCGTCCGGTCGCACCCTCGCCCGGCTTGTTGGCGTGGTGTACGAGGATCACGGCCATGCCAGCGTTGCGGAGTTTCTTGGCCAGCGTGTTGACGGCAGCCCATTCGGCAGCGTCATTCTCTTGGAGGCCGGGATAGCCTGTCCGCACCGTGTCAATCACCACGACCTGTGGCTTCACTTCTCCGATCCAAGACTGGAGGCCAGCCAATCCTTCTCGGGTGCGGAGGTTGATGTCTTCGTCGTCGCCTACGAAGGGTGCCCAAATCTGCAAGCGATCAGCCGTGTCGCCGTGTGTCTCACGCAACTCGATCAGGCGACGGGCGATGGTGCCCATGCCCATTTCGAAATCCATATAGAGGACGCGAGACGGCTTGCCGATTTCGAAAGGACCAACAGACCTGCGGCCCGCCGCCAGTGCCGCCATGCAATGCTCGACAAACAGCGACTTGCCGTGACCAGAGTAACCGTAAACCTGCACGATTGTCTGAGCCGGGAGCCAAGGTTCGATCAGGTATTCCCGGCCACCAGCCTTGGCCAACAAATCCTCGGCATCGGCCATGGTAATGAGCTTGGCCTTCGGGCTTGCGACTGCGGGGTCTTGCTCATGGATCGAAAGGCAGGGCTTGAAGATGTACTCCCCGCTGGCATCAAAGCGTTCAGGATGGTTGCGGCGTTCGGCTTCCTCCATCGAGCGGCAGGTGGCCTCGAACTCATGCTCAGTTAGTTCGCTTTCGAAGAACTCTCGCATGAAAGCAAGACCGCGAACACGCAGCATGCTCCCGAACAAACCCTCCATGATGCACTCGCTGATCCAGCGCATGACCCGTTCGTTGCGGCCATTGCCCATGCCGGACGGGATGCGAAGTGTCTCGGGGAACTTCTCCACCACATAGCGGGCCGTTCGATCCCATTCGCTGACGAAGCTGTGCTGTGCGCGAACGGCAGTCAGGTCAAGATGGGAGAAATCAAAACCGACCACCCCATCTGGCTTCAATGAGGGCTTCCAATCTTTCCATTCGGGCGTGTCGTCTTCGCAGCAACCGGCTGCGATCTCCCATGAATAATTTTTGGTGGGCGGAAGCAGGACGTATCCGCCGTCCCCTCGGAAATCGAGGCCATCAATCTTTGGCCAATCGGCACCCCTTGTATTCACGCCAGCACGCGGGCCGCGCCGTATGCCATCGCGCGGGTGTGCGAAATAGAGATGGTGTCCACGTTTCGTCTGGACCTTGACCGGCGATACCATCCCGGCTTGCCGCGCCGCCTCGGCGGCTTCCTCATTATCACAGTCGACGACCACAAGGCCGGTCAACTCGCCAGTGACGAGGGCGATGCCATCATTGGGGTTCACTGTCCACCAGCGCTCGACCTCCTCTGAGGTTGGCAATTCGGTCTGGTACTTCCTCCACTCAATGCGGGGGCGCTTTGTATCAAGGCAGATGGGGATCACCGACCAACCGCGATCCAGATATTCGAGAGCGGCGTCGACCTGTGAAAGTGTCGTCATGCTTTTTTCTCCAGTGGGGGTTGCCAAGGTGTCACACCTAGCCTATTTGTTGGGTGTCCACAAGATGCCATCTGTAGCATCGCCCCTCGGAGAGTTTTCTATGAAAAGCGCAAACTTCGATGACTTCGGAAACGAGCCTGACGAGAAGCCTGATGTTCCTACCTATGTGAAGGAGTTGGAAGAAATCATCGCCGTCACAGCCACCATCTTTTCCACCTCTCCCACCCCTCTCGTCTCGGTTAATTGCGTAGATGAGAGTGGCGTGGGCCGAACAATCGAGACGCGCTTTCCAATGGATGAGGCAACGCGCCGCCTCGTTGAGATTGATGAACAGATTGCCGCGCTCAGAAGTGATCGCGCCGCCATAGTGGACGAGTTCAACCGGACCTTGGACCCGGACGAAGGCGTCACATACTTCTCGACGCCTACCGGCACGATCAAGGCCAAGGTTTCGGTGCGGAACATTTGGGACTCGGACGGCTTGAAGCGGGCTTTTGAGGCTGGCCTTGTCTCCCGCCCACCTGCTGTGACGTCCCGTTTCTCGGTCGACAATCGTACCTATGAAGCCCTGTCAATTAGCGGCAAAGAAATTCTGGACCCCTACCTGACCAAGAAAAAAAGCTCACCATCCCTCTCGGCAGAGCTTGCGCCGGGAGCGGCTTGGAAGACCGGCATGACTTTGGATGCCAGCGGCGTGGTGGGTATCGGGACACTTGCGCCAATTGCGCCAATCACGACGACCGCGTCGTCTGACGACGACATGCCCTTCTAGCCTTCCCCCCACAACTCTCAGTCCAAAGGACACGCCATGAGCTTCGCCACTATGAATACGTCTGAGTTGCAGGAGAATGGGCCGACAAAGGTTCTGCTCTACTCGCACCACGGCTTCGGCAAGACGTACCAGACACGCTACTATCAGGCGCGCTACGGAAAGGGTCTGATTATCTCTGGCGAGAGCGGTCTGAAATCCCTCGAAGACTGCGACATTGATTACCTGCCGTTCGTGTCTTGGGATGGGAAGCACGATCCTGAGAGCGGCATCTATTCCTTTCGCGGCATCGTGAAAATGCTGCACTCGAAAGAGTTCCGCGAAGCCGGGTACAATTGGATCGCCATCGACAGCCTGACCGAAGTGTCCGAGCGCCTACTCGAACACCTTGAGCGCGAGAACCCGGAGGGCGGCTTCGCCATCTGGCAAGACTATTCGCGCCTGATGATCGGCTCCCTCAAGTGGGTCCGCGATCTGCCGATGCACGTCTATGTGACGTGTCTTGCTGGCGAAGAAAGCGACGCCAACGGAACCACCCACTTCTGGCCTCTGGTCAAGGGCAACAAGGTTTCCAAGCAAGTCCCCGCTCTGTTCGATCACGTCCTGTGTGGCGTGCGCAGTACCGAGCGTGACGACAAGGGCGTGGCGCGAGTTCGTCGCTTCGTCATTACCGATGAAGTCTCAGGCTGGCATGGGAAGGTCCGCGATCCACGCGGTCGCCTCAAGCCTCAAGAGCCTGTGTCTGACGTCACCGAACTTCTCCATCGCATGAGCCTCTCGGAGAAAGACTATCAGGCCATGCACAAAGCAGCCCCCTCAGAGCCGACCGAAGCCAAAAGCGAAACGGTCACTGTTAACACGAAGGATACCAAATAATGAGCTGGAATGGTTTTGACGCACTCGATCTGTCTACCATCGAAGGCAGCACCGCTATGCTCGGTGCTGGCAAATACATCGTCAATGTCGGCGACGCCAAGGTGGAACAGGTTGGCCAGACAACGAACCGCCGCCTGACCATAGTGCTGACGGATACTCAGGGCGGTGGCGACCTGCGCGTCGGGTTCAATATCCATCACACATCGGCGAAGGCACAAGAGATTGCGCTCTCGCAACTCAAGAGCTTTCTGATCAGTGCCGCGCACCCGTCACCAGACCGTCCGGGGGACATTACTTCCCTGAACAACCTGACTGTCGGCGTGATTATCGGATACGGGAAGCCGTACCTGAACAACAAGGGCGAGAAGCGCCAGTCCGTTGAGGCCAAGCGCTTCTTCCCTGTCGCTGACTTCGACAAGTTCACCACGCCCACCGAGACACCGGCTGATCTGTCGAGCCTGTCGAGCGCCGGTAGTGCGCAACGATCTGGCGGCGGTGCGCACAAAGACATGGACGACGAAATCCCTTTCTAGTCCGACAATAAGTGGGCGGCACCAACCCTCCCACCTGCCGACGACTGAGGCGCGCAAGACAAACTGCGCGCCTCTTTTTTTTGATCGGGTTTTGATTGCGGTTAATGGAGTTACTACAAATGACAAAAACAACTAACCCAACCAAGACAGCCATACCAATCAAGACGGCTTCCGATGTTGTAGATGCAATCAACGAGGGCTACCGAGCCAGCCAAAAAGAAAAGCCGCGCCGCTATATCGGGGCCAGTTCAATCGGGAATACCTGTGACGCGAACCTGACGCTCTCGATGCGCGGCTTCCCCAATGATCCGCCCGAGCCGGGGCTGGCGCGTATCTTCAAGCTTGGCCATGCGCTGGAAGACATGGTTGTGGCCGACCTCAAAAAGATGGCTGGCATCAGCATGTGGGAGGTTGATGGCGTCACCGGAAAACAATTCGCCTACACCGAGTGGGGTGGCCATGTGGTGTGTCATATGGATGGGCACATCGAGTTCGCCGATGAGGAAGTTCGCGTGCTGGAAATCAAGTCGATGAACTTGGCATCCTTCGAAAAATTTATGAAGGTCGGCATCAAGCGCTCGCATCCTTCGTACTATGCTCAGATGCAGATGATGCTTGGTATGTCGGGCATGCGGCAGGCTCTCATGCTGGCGATCTGCAAAAACAATTCAAGATACCACGCGGAAATTGTTGACTTCGATGAGCTTGAATACGCGTTCATCTGCGAGCGGATAAAAAATGTTCTTGCCGGTAGTGCAAAGAAACGGGTATCACCTGACCCGTTGGACTGGCGTTGCAAGGGTTGCTTTAAGCGCTCGGCGTGCTGGGAGCCGGAGCTTCAAGAGGTTGTTCCCTCTTGCCCTACCTGCGCCTTCTCACGCCCCAAGCCAAATGGAGATTGGGAGTGTACGAAGTTCAAGATCGATGCCCATGAAGCCTGTGGCTCATACCAACGCTTCATCGTCGACCCCAAGGAGTAGGTATGACGACCACCATAGAGAGTGAAACTATGACGAAAAAGCATGGCGCGTCGGTTGACGAGCCGCCTCACAAGATCGCTATAGGAAGGTTCCGCGTCGAAGCGCTAAAGCTGGCGGCGTTGCGAACAGCCGCCCTCAGCATTGAGGGCCAGATTGGGTCTATCGAGTCGCGCATTTTCGAGCTGACAGACAAGGGCGCGCATCGCACCCCGCAAGACACAACAAACCCGCTGGTGGATCAGTACGCCAAAGCAAAAGACAAGCACCGCCACCTGAGAGACGAACTCGAAACGCTGACCAACAAGGTCATTCGTCAAGAGGTCGAGGTCGAGTGTGCCCGCATGTTTGTCTTCGCCAGTGTGCGAGGATACCTAGACATTTAGGGGCGACAGCTTTTGTCACCCGACGTAATCGTCACCAGACAGCTCAAAGTGCCCTGAGTCAACGAATGGCATACGCCCTGCCGCGACACGAATGGCGATGTAGCGACGGCTCGCCGCCTCCATGTCTTGCGCCCACTGGCCAACATCGGGGACTTGCCACGCCCCGCCCCACCGGACAGATACGTCCAGTTCGATACTGGCATCGCGCACGGCGTCTGCGATCTTGTGATAGAGCGGCGCTTCCCAACTCCCCCTTGATCCCACATAAGCCATCACGTCGACCGCATGGCCAGTGAGGTGCTTCGATGACATCGTCTGACTGGCACCCGAGGCGACGAGAGCGCGCTGTTCTGATTGGGTGCGCAGGCCGTCGATGATGCCGAAGTCGACCTTGGAGATGGCCAGTGCGCGGGCCATCACGCGTTGAAGTTTTGGATCGACACCTTCGAGATGTCCGAGGGACCGCTTCGAGAACTTAAACGTCATGGCTATTCCTCCGCTATGAGCTGGCGCACTTCGGCGAGCTTGTCTGAGCAGTTTTCCCAAGACGTGTAGCCCCACCGCAAGACAAGCGCGATTTCGGTATCCGATAATTCCGTGTCTGGAATATCTGGAAACTCCGAGCAGGTCAGAAGGCTAGGGGGTATCGTCTGCGCTGGCGCGACGAGTTGTCTGACGGTGCCGCAACTGGTCAAGAGCAAGGCTAATGGCAGGGGAAGAAGCACACTCATAAGTGACCGGGACATTTCTGATTTCTCTTTCATCTTGCAGCGTTCCCGCAACGCGGGCAGCATCGCGTGCCGCCGACGCTTCGGCGCTGATGCGAGCGCGGGTTTCGATTTCGACGTTCTTCTCGGCGAGAGCCAAGCCGTCGAGGGCAAACACGAGTTGGGTTTTTGTCTTGTCGAATTGCCATTCAACCCAGACCAGCCGACCCCCACCAAAAAGGATCACCGAGACAAGAGCGCCTATGATGATTTTCCAGATCATTCGTTGCCCGCCGCTTTGCCAGCTTCGCGTATGCCATAAAGCAGGACCAAGAAGGCCGTAAGCACCCCAAGTTTTGAGGCGTCAACGGACGGCAGGAAGACTGCCACCGGCAAACAAAACACCCCGACCCAACTCAATGTCGGGCGGGGAAGGGAGCGATAAAGCTCCCGCCAGTTGGTTGGTAGGGCCATGGTTACAGCTCACTTTCCCCGAGTTCGCTTTCACCAAGCTCACTCGATCCGATGCCTGTCTCACGCTGACTGGTAGATGATCGTCCCGCGACAACGTCGACGGCCTGTTCGCGCAATGACCGGACACCGCCAGCAATCGGGATGCGTGTCGCAAGCTCGCGCGTCGAGGACCGGGCTTGGGCATTGGACGACCCGTCGCCGAAGGCTGCGTCAGCGACACCCGCACCAACTTCGATGGCCGAGTAGCCGAGGCCGACAGACGGGCCAAAGAGAAGCGATGTGATGCGTGTCTTGCCGTATGCGCCGTTGTCGGCTTGGTCGATGATGCCAAACATGGCGTCGCCCAGCAGGCCCATTCCGCCCATCTGCAACAGGCCAGCGAAATACCAGTTCATGTAGTTGCCCACGTCGCCGTGTGTCTCGGCATCGTAGCCGATGGCGTCGAGGACATTTGGCTGGCTGATGGTGTGTTCACGGCGCTCATCGCCGCCACGTCCTTGGATAATGTCCTTGGATGCGTAGGCGATTGCGCCAGAGCCAACCCCAAACGTCGCCAGATAGAGGGCAGGCTTCGGATTTCCGGCCATGAACTCCTCCACGACATAGCCAGACAGGCGGCCCATCATCAGAGGGAACGACTTGAACTGGAAGATCATCGCGCCAATAGGGGTTTGCGCCCACATTGGAATGTCATTCGGGTTCGGCTGGAAGATAGCCTCGTCAGAAAACTGGATAATCGCCATCCCGAGGCCCGCATCGTCTTGGAGAAGCTTCTGCGTTTCGAGTGACTCATTCGCGCGAGGGCCGTCGGGCAAGAAGTCGCCAAGACCATAGCGCTTGAGGAAGCGCGCCGAGGTTTTGTAGTCGGTGCTTTGTTGGCCGATTTCAACGCCGGGGCGATAGCTCTTGGAGGCGCGACGCTGCATGGTGCGGAAGGCTTCGAGGCCTGTTGCGCCAGCGAGCTGACGCTGAACGTCCGTCCAAGGCGTGAGGCCAGTCATGTTGAAGAAGGCGGTGGAGAGCTTGCCATCGGTCGCCCCGTACATGCCGACCATGCGCTCATGGACGATATTCTCCATGGCCACGCCGACATTGACGATCATCTGGCGGTACTCTTTGTCGCCCGCAAACTTGGTCATCGCCTTCGTCCACGAGGAGAAGGAGCCTGACCGAATAATCGGCAGCGCCACGTCGCCGAGCGACGACAAGACAGTGAAGCCCAGCAACGAAACATTGTTCATTGTACGGAACGCCCCGGACGCCCGGCGAAGGGTCTTTTGGCTCTCGCCAATCGGGTGCTTCATGGCCAGACGGAGGGCGTCTTCGGCGAAGTCGAAGTGCGGCTTGTCTGAGGTCAAGGATTTCGGCTCACCACCGAAGTCTTGGAGGCCGCCGACAATGGCCTCGACGCGGCGTTCGTAATCGGTGCTGGTGCCGACTTCCCCGATGGCTTCCATAAGGCGACGGCGTGCGTGCGCCGGGCCATTGGTGCCCTGCTCTTTGAACTCCGCTAGAAGTTGGTCTGCAAATTCCTTGGCCCCGACTTCGTTTCCGATGAAGGGCAAGCGCATGTCGCGCGTGAGTTCGTGATGCCCATAGCGCACGCCGTCGAATGACGTGATGTCGCGGGAGAACACCTTCGGGTGAGACAGGAGGGTTGCGATAGCCTCGCTGCCGCCCGATGCGACCTTCATGTAGTCGTAGAAGGCGTGATTGTTCACGCCCATCTTTTTGACGTTGGACAGGCGGCGAGATGTCCCGTCGAAATACTTGATGGTCATCAGTTCGAGGTCATTCACGAGGAATGGCTCAAGCCGCTTCATCATCTCGGGGTGCTTTTCGAGTTCGATCACACGAGAGAAGTCGATGTGATCGGCTCGCAGGCCGGTAGCCTGTGGCTGATGTTCGCCAACCCAGACGCCGTCGGAGTTGTCGCCAGACAAGCGCTCCATCATGGTCTGCGCGAAGTCCTGTGCGTCGACTTCTGGAGCTGGGTCTTCCCCTGCCTTGAGGCGCTCGGCCTGATAATAGTCGGCCATGTTGGAAAGGAAGCCTTCCCGGTCACGCCGGATAGCCTCTTGGTTCCAGACCTGTGGGTAGTAGTTGTCTCGCCCACCGACCATCACGCCAGCAGAGATCAGCTCGTCGCGCTCACGCTTGAAGGCTTGGCGGAACGAGCGGTAAATCTCGCGTTCTTGCGTAGACAGGGCCGCCTCTTGGCGGGAGCCATCACCGAAGCGAAGCGCACCCTCGATGCGACGATAGCTTTCGGGCTGCTTCCGCAGGTTGGCGGTAGCCCCATCGAACCAGCGGCCAATGTGACCGCGCGCATCGGGGAGGGCGCGCAGAGCATTATTGAGCGGGTAGAATTTGCGCGCAAACGTGTTCTGGCGCTCGACAAATGTTGTCTTGTACCAGTCGGCAGCCCAGTTGAAGCCCATACGCTTCATCCGGGTAGATGTTTCCTGCAAGAAACCGAACGGAGCCAGCTTGTTTGCCTTCTCGATCTCAGTGTTCGAAGGCTCACGACGCCGGGCAATGGTGGCCAGCATGTCGACATAGTCACTCGTCACGTTTTTGGCGACGAGTTCCTCTCCGATTGGCCCCATAGGCAGGTCGGCCATGGTCAGGTTTTTGCTCTCGCTGTGCATGAGCGCAGCGACAATCCCGCCCGTGACCCCCTTGGGGATTTCATCGCGGGCGTTGTGCCGGATGATCGGGTCTGCCTTGTCGAAGTCGGTCGCCTGTAGGTGCTTGGCTTGCGCTGAGTCAAAGAGAACAACCGTCTCGTGAAATTCCCGCTTGAGGCCGAATGGCGCAATGTCGGGGTCCGAAACATTATTGTAATGCGTGGTGATGAGGCCATCGTGCCCCATGTCTTGAAGGGCTTCGGTAATCAGGTCTTTGGCTGCGTCTTCGCGGACCCTTGAGATGGTCGCGTTGTCGGGTCCACGCTTGGTCAAGTCGACCAAGCTCCGGTAAAGGTCTTCGCCGTTCAGGTACGTTACGCCACTTGGTGAAGTGTCGGCGATATTGTGGAGCTTGGTGGAAACCTTCCGCGCAAACTCGGACGCGTCTTCGCCGAGACTGTCAGCAAGACGCTCGGTGAGGCCCGCGACAAGGTCGCCGCCGAGGGTGTGCTTGGCAGCGGGGGTGAAATCAACCGGGTTCTGAAGGCGAATGACCAGAGGCAAGACATCAGGAACGTCTTCATATCCCATGGCCGCCAGATGAGCGGCATCTTCGCGCTCGGCGATCATCAGTTCTTCGAGTTCCAGACGATCTTCGTTCAGTTCCTCGCGCAAAATAAATGCGTTCACCTCGTCGCCTGCGTCTTCGGACTTCTGGATGTCCATCAGAAGCTCTGTGTATTCGACGCGCGCAGCGCGCAGCTCTGACCGGGAATTGCCCAGCATTGAGGCCCAATAAGCGAACTCATCGTGGGTGGATTGAGCGGCGGTTGGGTTGTCTTTGGTGAATTTGGCGATCATTGCGCCAACGGTGGGGTTGCGACCATAGACTTCGTCGGCCACGCGAGGGCTGCTCGTGACATAGATGCCCCGACCATAATCGCCACGCATGCTTGGCTCCAAGAAGTAGTCATCGGCGGAGGCGGCTTTGCCGTTCGGGGTGCCATGATAGAAGGTGAGAATTTCGCCGTCTTCGCCAAGACCGTAGCCGTTGTCGATGTATTCCAGCATCAATTCCCGGCGAGCCTTGGGCGACATGCGCAGGATTTCGTCGGCAGCACCGGCAGCTTCGGACGAAGCATAGGAATACTGGCTCGGGCGACGAAGTGCGCCGCTGTCTGGAGCCTCGAACATATCGCCATAGAAGGTGATCCGACGGAACACCTGTTTGATGTCGTCGCGCCCGACCATGCCGTTCAAGATATACGAGACGTATTCAATGGCGCGGTCGAGGGCGGCCATGAGCTTCCCACGTTCCTCGCCACGAAGTCCTGCACCATATTTTGCGGCGTAATCTTCACGGGTGATCCGCTCAGACAGGTATTCGACGAGGCTCTCAGAGAACCATTCCTCGGCGACCGCTGCTTCACGGGCCGATGGAGACAGGTCGTTGTACTTGGAGGCGTAATCGTTCATCACGCGCTCCTTGATCTTGTCCGATGCACCACGGAAAGCACTCGTGATCGAGGCGCCTTCGGCACCGGGGATCAGGCGCGAGCGGACGAGGCTGTGAGCCACCTCGTGCATGACTTCTTCGGGCGAAGATGTGCCCTTCGTCAGACCAATTGCGATGCGTCGCTGGTCAGCCCGGAGCTTTTTGAAGGCTGGCGAGCGGAAGTCGACGGCAATGCCAGACGATTGGCCAGCGTCGAGGCCCGCCATCACAGAGATGTCGCTGCCAGTAATCATGCGGGCAATGACTTGGTCGGTCGTCATCACTTCGATGTTGTCGACAACGCGGTTTGAGGTTTTGCCGAGCAGGTTGAGCATGCGGTAGAGGGTCATGCGCGCCGTGTATTGAACCTCGGGGTCGCGGTGCGTGATGAAAGACAGAAGCTCGCGGACAGCGGGCCGCGCCTTGCGCGGGATGCCGTCATCGGCTGGTGTTCCGGCGCGATCAGCGATCTCGTCTTTGATGTTGCGATGCACACGCGAGGGCGACAACGAGGCCTGAGAGGTTTTCTTGGGCTTCAACGTGCGCTTTGTCTGGCGGCGCTGGATTTCATGGCCATAGATGTCGATGTCGGCCTTCTTGTTCTTGGCCAGAGCCTCGGAGAACAAGAGTGACAGCTCACGAGTGTTGAATTTGAGCATTGCTGCGTCGCGCTCGGGATTTTTTGCGACCGTGATCTCGACTGTCTGGGCGCGACGCTTCTCCATCAAGATGAAGGCTGCATCGTCGCCTTCCGGCGTCTCTTTGTTGGCCTTGTAGAACTCCAGCACGTCCTTGTGGGGGCGCGTGCGAAGGTCTTGTCTTGATTTCGGAGTAGGGTTTTTGCGCTCGATACTGGCGTCGGCTGCTTTCTGGCGGCGTTTGCTGCGAGGCTTCTTGGTTGTTGCCGCAGCGGCATCTTCGGCTGCCATGTCGACGCGGGCATCACGCATACGATTGCGCTTGATGACCTTGCGGGCTTTGGCGAGTTCGACGACATAGACGTCTTCTGGCAGAAAGTCAGGGACGCGGTTTGTCGGGGCCAGAGGGAGGCCGCCTTCTTGGGAAACGAAGGTTCCGGTCAGGTCTTTGCGCAGGGTGTCGATGAACTGGTATCCGCCCGTCTGCTCGATGGACTTGATGACCTTCGGCACACCGTTGGACGGGGTGAAGTTCTTGTAGCCGTAATAGTAGTAGTCGATCAGGTTGTCGGCGATCTCTTGAGGGTCGCCAGACACACTCATGCGCTCGTAATCATCCCAATTCACCAGAGCTGGCTCGCCGACATCGTCGACGCTGTCGCCAGCATTGAAGACATCGGAGAGTTCTTTGGGGGTGTAGGTCGAGGACCGCCCTTCGACCGGCGCTCCCTTGATGATTTCGTCAATGGCGTCGATGCGCTGTTTCGCATACCAGCGACGGCGACTAACGGCTTTCAGGGCAGGGGCTTTCTTGCCGTATGTGAACAGCGAGAGCAGGTTTGTGCGGTAGTTTTCGAAGGCATTGATGATGGCGTCCGGGCTGCCAGAGGAGATGGCGGCATGGATTTCGTTTTGCGTCATGTCGAGTTCGACAAGGCGGCGGTGCATGACGATACCAACTGGCGTGAGCGGCTCGGCAATGACTTGATCTGCCGTCGGCGCGGCATCTGGCGCACCGTTCGGATCAGCCTTTGGTTTCTTGGGTGTGACGACGGTGGTGGCTTTGCCCTTTGGCAGACCCTCGACGCGAAGCTTTCCTGTCTTGGAGACGTATTCGTCAGGCATGACGCGCTGGAACAGCGGCACCAGTGCCGGGTCATAGAAAGCTTTCTTCCTGCCAGTGAAACGCTGGAAGATTTCTTTCACAACATGGCCCATGCGCTCCCAGTATGGCAGATCGCGGACGAGCGACTTCTCAAGGTTTTGGACAACCCACGCCGAGAACTGGTCGGCCCACAGCTCGCCGGGGGAAAGCTCTGTGTTGCCGTAGTTCCCATCCGGGTAGCGGCCCGCGATAGGATTTGGATCGGAGGCTTTCAGGCTTTCGGGCGCTGGGATGCCGTCTCGGAATGAAGGTCCACCCGGCTGGCGACCACGCTCGTTGACCAAGTGGCCAGACATAGCGCGCCAGAAAGTTGCTTTGTCTTGTGCGCTGAGGACGTTCGCATACGCCCAATGGCCAATCTCGTGATACAGGATTTGGAGGCGCGGCGTGAAGTTGCCGTCTCCCTTTTGCTCGCCACGAGTGCCGAGATTGATGTGCTGCTTGCCAGCGGCAGACCTTTCCAGACTGTTGGTGCTGAGAGTTGCTTTGAAGTCTGGCAGCATGCCGTCGCCATCACCAACAAGGCGATGCTCAAGGAAGAATTTCGCCTCGGCGATTTCTTCTGGCGTGTAGTCGCCGATGGTTTTTGTCAGCGCGTCAACGGATGCGGCGCGTTCAATGTTGCCCTTTTTCCAGCCGCCGCCGACATACTTGTCGACGAGTTCGTTCAAAAAGAGCGACACGTTGGCCATGTCGGAACCAGAGATGGGGTCTTTGCGTCCGGCGATGGCGGCCCAAGACGAGGTCTCAAAGACATCGGTCAAGTAAACGAGCGCTCTGAGACTGATGTTATCGCCCTCGGCCAACCGCCCTCGCCGCATGCCCGGACTTGAAATAGACGCAACAAAATTGAGGATGGCGACCTCGTGTTCGGTCAGTGGGGCTGTGGTACGGGAGCGTCCGGCTTCGGTGTCGAAGTCGATGGGTTCTTGGACAAACTTGCCCTGCAACTCCGCGCCTTCGTCGGTGAGGATCGTGTAGTCGTACTCGGTCGCGCTGGCCTCGTCGGCCTTTGTCTTGTTCCAAAGCAGACCCAGAGCCTCGTTTCCCTTGGCGCGGGTCGTGTCTGGTACATAGGCAATTTCCCAATCGTTGGGATCGGGCATGGCGTCACCGGCAAGGCCAGCGAAGTTGACGCCCTTTTCCTTTTGGTGCTTGCCTTGGAGGCGAATGACGCGGTCGCCAGTCCTGCGGCGGATAAGCAGGAGCATGCCCTCGGGTGGATTGACGGCGGCTTGAGCGTCCAACAGGTCTGCGTCAGGCTCGACCACGCCATTTGCTAGTGCGATTGCCTTGCGCTTGGCTGCCTGCGCCTCACGGCCACCAGAGCGGCGTGCGCGGGGCGCTGGGCGGCCACGGTTGATTGTTTTGAGGGCTTCGAGCGCGCCAGCAGGATCACCCATGAAGTCGCGGACGATTTTCTTGAGGGCATTGGTGCGCACACCGTATGCGCCAGTGATGCCAGCGGGGATGGCGGCAGTAGGCTCGGCTGCCGTGGCTGGCCCTTCGCCCCGCGCATTGCGCAGGTCTTCCATGGACAGGTAGTTCTTGTCCGAAGTGCCGTCGGCAATGACGATTGTGCCCCTGCGGACTTGCCCGCCACGAACGCCCACGACTTTTGTGCGCGCCGTTGCCGAAAACGGCATATGGCGAAGGCCCTTGTTGAGCGCCATTTCGGCGCGGGCAGCTTCTTCATTGAGGGTGGCGGCGGTCGAAGGCACGCCTTCCGTGATGGTGTAGTCTGGATTTTCTCCGCCAATCGAACGGCCACGGCGCAGGAAGCTTTGGATGCGGCCAGTTGTCTTGGAGCGACCGGCAGTCACCCACAAACTGGCGTTGGCAGGATCGCGCACAAGGCGGCCAGACTGACGGCCCTCGCGTCCGGGCAAGAGGTCGGCTTCGATGCCGCTTTCGCCGCCGTCTTGAAGGCGGTCGATGGCGTTCCGGGCAGCATCAAGCTGAGGCATGTCTGGGTTGTTTGCGATTTCGGCGCGCAGGAAGTCTGCGTAGACCTTGCGCTGCTCATCGGTGAGGCTGGCGATGGCTTCTTGGAGAGAGCGGCCAGCACTGGCTGAGTTGAGCGCAGGCTCGCCATTCTCCACAGCAAAGCGGACCATCCCACCAAGATCGAGGTGATTGGTGCGCCAGCGGTTGTTGGCACCGATAAGCTCGACAATCTCTGCCAGCTCGGTGTCAGACAGGTGGTTGTCGTCGCCGATCTCATCAAGGATTTCTTCCAGCTCGGTGTTGGCTGTCGTGGCTTCGAGGTCGTCTTCGGCATTGGCCAGCAGGCGAGCGAAGCGGTCGCTGTCGTAAACGACTTCTGGCGTGGCCGGGGCAGCAATTTCCTCTGCGGCAGCGCGGGCGCGACGTGTCTTGGCTGGGGCAGGAGCAACCTCTGCTTCAGCGTCGGCAGCAACGACTTCAGGGGGAAGCTCTGGCTCATCGACGCCGATGACTGGTTCGGGTTCGTTTTGGTTCGCGGCGGCGCGGCGCACATCTTCCACGGTGACGAAACCGTCTTCGCGGGAGGACGCGATTTCGTTGAGGTCGAGGCCAGCATCGGTGGCCAGTTGGCGCGCGGCTGGCGATGTGCGGACAGGTGCGGCGGGAGCCGCTGGAGCGGCAGGTGCCGCTGGCGCAATTGGCTCGGCTGGTGGTGCGGCAGGGGCGGCGGGTGGAGTTGCTGGGGTCGCCGCTGGTGCGGCGGCTGCTGGTGCGGCTGTCTCGGCCTCTGGAGTATACAGCTCCATGAGGCGCTGGAGTTCGGTGACGGTCGAAAGTTCCGGGTTTTGGATGGCGACATAGAACTTGGCGAGGTCGCGGTTGAGGGCTTCGGAGCGAGCGTCGGCTGTTCGGATCGAGGCCGCGTCATTGGTCGCGTAAAGGGCGTCGATCTCTGTCTGGGCGGCAACCAAGCGTTTGCCGATTTGAGCGAGGCGGCTGTAAATCGTGAGATTTTGCTCTTGCTCAGACGTGTCTGCGCCGTCCGCTGCACGAGAGCGCAGTTCGGCATTTTCTGCCTCGTGCATGCTGCGAAGCGTGGCTAGTTCGGTGTCGAGATTGGCAAGGCCGGGGGAGAGTTCTGGTGCTGGCGCAGGCTCCACCTCCTCCACGACTTCTGGTGCTGGTGGCGGAACGTATTCGGCGCCTTGAAGCTCATCGAACTGGCGGCTGGTCGTGCGTCCGAAGTCTTCGGCTGGAATTTGGTGGCGGGCTGCGGTTGCCACATCGCGCATGCCTTGGCTCGCGCCAGACAGAGCGCCGGGCACGCCGATTGCGCCGCCGATTGCGCCGCCCATGAGAGCGCCGACCCCAGCGGAGGTAGCCAAGCGGCCACGGTCGAAGCCGTCTTGCAGGCCAAGGCCCATGTCGCGGGTTTGAAGGGAGGCGTCGACGATTGCTTCTTGTGCGCCGCCGATTGCGCCTTCTGTGAGCGCGGCTGCGCCGATACCACGAGCAGCGCCGCGCAGGCCAGCAACAGAGCGGCCAGCGGCAATGGCAGAACGGGTTCCGACACGCGCAGCGCCACCAGCGGCAAGGCCGCCAACGAGATTGGTTGGATCAGAGAGGATCGCGCCGACGGTATCGCCGACACCGCGCCACCCCCGACCGCCTTCTTGCCAGAACATCGGCATGGCACGGGAGGCCTGCTCGATGCGGGACATGCGGGCGCGGCTATCGGCGGAGCCAGTGTTGGCTTCGATGGCCGAGCCGATGGCAGAAACCGTATTGGCCTGACGCCAGACACCGTCGCTAAAGAAGCGGTCGACGAGCTGAGTGGCTGTCTCGTAGGACGCAGAGCTGACGCCACGGTCGGCGTAATAATCACGCAAGTCGCGCAGGAAGCGCGGGTCTTGGAGGATCGTCTGCGGGTTGGTTTCCGAGGTGTACGAATTGTCGGGGGTCGGAGCGCCGCGATTAGCGGACTGGTTGGTCTGGCGCGCAGCGGCGTACATCGAGTCGATAGTCAAAGGGGGCATGAGCGGTACTCCAGTTTCCGCGTTGTCTTGCGAAGTTACTGGAGCGCCGTCGTCATGGTCGTCCCGTGCCGATTACTTCGGCGTGGGGGTAGGGCCGGGTTGAGCCTGTTCGCTGGCACCGACATGCTGATATGCTTGAGGGTCGTTTTGGACTGTCCGGGCGAAGGCGACGGGATCGCTTTCGAAGGCCGTGGTGACGCGCTGGATTGCGCGCCGCTTTTCCTCTTGGCCCATGGTTTCATTTTCCAAGAGGCTTCGGACCATAGCTTCGGCGTCGCGGCGAGCGGCGTTGATAAGGTCGGCGCGCTCTCTTTGATCCATATTGGTGGACCGCATTTCCATAACATCCCAAGGAGCGGTTCTGTTGATGCGTTCGTCGCGGCTGCGCTCAGTGGTGCGGACATGCTCGCGCGCCGCCGAACCAAGGCTGCCCAAAGCTCTGTTGCGTTGGATGCGCTGATCGCGTGCGGCGTCGAGGTTCGCATTTCTTTGGTCGAACGAGGGGATAGCGTCCGCTGGAGCAACCGTGTTGTCTGGCACATAATGACTGAGGGTTTCACGCCCCTGACGGATACGCTCACGGGTGCGGTGCAGCGCGCTGTTTGCGCCGCTGATTTGAGAGCGGATCGCGTCTCCATCGAATGTCGTGCCGACGGTATTTGAGCTTGGATCGGTAGCCCTTCGCGCCCACTGGGTAACATTGGTCTGTTCCCAAAGGTCGACATAGTCTGCCAGACGGTTGAGTTCGGCTGTCTGGCGCGCGATGTCTGGCGTCCCCTCTGGGGTCATGTGCTTTTGTGCCGCGAGGATGCGAGCGTTGACTTGGGTTTGGAGGTTTTCTGACTCCTCCGTAATCTCGGCCACAACATCTGGCGAAGCCATCGGCAGCAGCGGTGCAGATTGAAGGGCCATCGCGTTCGCGCGCATGCCAGCAATGGTCGAGAGTTCGCGGCCAGCCACGGCAGCCAGAAACGTTGGGTCGTTGAGTACAGCTTGGGTGAGGCCTTGGCGGTCGCCACGGCGAATGAAGCCAGCGCCGTCGAGACGGTCAATGGTGTCGTTGACTGCTTGGCCGATGCCCTCATCGTACTGGTACGTCCCGGCGACAATGCGCGCGATGGCCTCGCGCTCGTCTCCACCTTCTGGGGCGGCTGAGACAGATGCTCGGGTGAGTTCTTCGAGCAGTTGTGGCGTGTTGTCTGCGATGGCGGCTTCGCGCGCAGCGCCATGCTCATATGTTTGGACGGTTTGACCGGCACGCGCACGATTGGTCAAATCACCTGACAGAATTGCGCGGCCTTGAGGGCTGTCCAATGGAACGCCGCGAACGGTTTCCCACGCATTTGCGAAGGGCGCGAGGTCTTGGACCATCATTTCGACGGCATCGTCGATGCGGCCATTCTGAATGTGCATCTGAACCAGACCGTCGGCTCGGGCTTCCCGAATTTGCGTCCAGAGTGTCGACGCCAGCGCCGTGTTTTGGACGTTCTCGGTCGCAGCCCGGCCACGCTCCCGCTCGGCGCGCGCTTCGTTGGCGCGGAGTTGGGCGGCCCGAAGAAGGGGTTCGGAAATGTTGCGGGGGACGCCGTATTCTTGTTCGAGGGTCTGGGATGTGATCTGGCCATTGGTGTCCGTGATGAGACCAACGGCGCGGTCCATGTATTCTTCCACCTGCCGACTGCGAACCCTTGAGATGTTGCGCGCGGTGAACCGGCTGCTGCCGCCATACTGAGACAGGTCAATGTTTGGGAAACGCTCACTAAACGACGAATACAGGGTGTCTGGGTCGTCGGTGTCGGCGTTGGCAATATGACGATCTGCATTTGTTTCAAACTGAGTGTCGAAGTCAAACCGCGCAGCGTCGTCGACCATCTGCTGACGAACGCGCTCCTCGTTTTGTCTGGTTTCGTTGCGCTCGGCCATGCTTTGCAGGACTTGCTGCGAAGGCAGACCACCGCGCAGGTAATTGTCCCCGCCAGACAGCGAGTCGACGTAGTCTTGGTACTCTTGGTAGGTCGCGTTCGGGTTCTGTTGGCGGAACTGGCCAAAAGCTTGCGCGAGTTCGCCGCGACGCCGGAGTTGGCTGTCTCGGCGATCCTGAAATCCGGTGGCGAAGCCAGTCATAAGGCTCAT